CCACCCTTTAATTGGTGGGACGGTGGTTAGCCGCCCCTTACCTCCAATTAAGGGAAGAAAGTCCCCCCAGGCCTGATCATTGAGCAGTGATCAATTCCTGGGAAACCCACCTTCTCTTAATCCTAAGAGAAGGCCGCTGCGGTACACCGTGAGTCCAGATATTTTCTGGACTGGGTGCTTCAGTAAAGTACTGAAGTAACGCAGTGTCGTCTTCGGTGGGGGTTCGGTGCTGGCTTGTTACCAACGAGCCAACCCTTACCTCGAAACGCTGCAGGTGTTCATTGTAACGGCGTGGGAATCCGTCACAACGAGGCCTGAAACGAGTCTTAACACCAAAGACACCAGAGTTCATCGATACCTCAGGAATATCCCGGGGTATGGTCGACTCTAGGTAGGCAGCAGTGTGCAGAAGAAACTTCCGATAGAAGTTATTCCGACACTCTACTACACTAGATAGACTCTCTGGTCCGCCATTGTACGGCTGCCTCCAATAGATTGGTGTAACCAAACACCCGTCAAAGGAGTCGACTCCGCAAGACTCTCTGAACTTTCCAGTCCAGAAAGACTTTTGGTCGTTGACCTTGAAGTACAAAACCTCAAGGGCACGTACAAGCAGCTCCCGACTGTCAGAGGGGACAATAATATCGTCCCCAAAGACGGCCACCTCACCGATGAGGGAGTCCACCGTAGACCTCCTGATATCCTCAAAGCCGCGCCTAGTGGCAACGGCTGCGAGGGATATCGCTAGGAATACGAGGCTCTCCACCGGAAAGGTATTGGCGCTTCCCATAGTTGAGAATTTTCTCAGAGCAATAGAGCCGGGCACCGATGGTGCCAGTTTCTGTTGCAAGCTACGGGTGCGGGTTGATCGAAGGGCTCTAAGCAATCCTGGATTCCTCCAGAAGAGCTGCCCGACGACGTGACAGGTGACTCGGTCCGATGCCGCCGAAAGATCGACGGTCGCGAGCGAGCCGGTCTCCGATGCCTCCGAGCAAAGAGCCTGGTTGAGTGATTGGTCGCGGAATGCGACGAATTCTCTAATCCAGGATCCTTGGGTTCGGGAACAGAAGTAGTCCCAGCAATTTTGCTGGCACCACTGGTGTTCACTCGGTTCCGCGGCAATAAGCCGTGGTCCCGAGTAAGTCTTGGGAACCGCGATGAGACGGGAACTAGGTTCCGAAGAACCGATGCTCTCGCCATTCTCACACCTATCAGCCCAACTGCTATGATTATGAAAGCCATAATCAGCAATAGGGAACCCACTTTCCAGTACTTCTGACCAATTTGTCCAATAGTACTTATTGGACGGGCCAGAAGTTTCTGCAATAGCGCCAGGACCATGTCTGAACCTCCATTCTGCGGGGTCATAGACCCCTAGGGTGGTGGTGAGCAACCGAGACACTTTGTCAAGGTTACTCAGGAAGATCGACAGCTCGATACGCGTTTGCGTATCGTACGTGTCAATCCGAGCTCTTAGCAACTGCGAGCTACCGAAACCTCGGTAGGGCGCAGGAGCGGCGAGATCGGAGGGAGACGAAGCCATCCAGAAGCTTTCGGGCTCTGGTAGCTGGCTGTCGGTGTCGAAGAAGCTTTGGACTTCGTCCATAACCTTTTCGTCACTGCAGGGGTACACGGCTTTCTTCGCTACGTACAACAGTTGTCGTAGGAAGAAGATCGCTTCCTTACTGCAATCCTCCCTCAGAGATCCGGTCTCGTGAAAAACCAATAGGTAGAGTCCCCGAAGAAACTTCGGAATCACTACCCTACCAGAAAACCTCTTCGTGAGAGGTAATCCTGATAGATTGTATTGGCCGCTGGCAAGGCACCTATCGAGGTGCTTGCCAACAGCTGGGAGGTCTTCGAGATAAACTCGAATTCCTCTTCGCTCCACGAGACCTTTGAGACGGGTGAGATCTTTCTCAAATTCCGCCCCAAGCGTCGGGAATGTCTGTGCTGCGTCTTGGAAGAGCGCAGCGTAGACATTACTCAGCTCCCTAACATGGCATTTAGACATATCTGGATTAACTCCGGAAAATGTCCCATGCTGTTAGAGAACACGGTCTGCAACCAACTGAAAATCTACCGCGGTCATGAGACCCCACAACGAGTGGGGGATTGCCCAAAACTATGGGCCTCTCATGGCGCCTACGATTCCCAGCCGAGCAGTGCAACGAGCAAGGCATTAGCAGTGAGGATTGCTTTATCGCAAACCGCATCCGCCAAAGCTACACTCGTATCCTCGGGCTTATGCTCGAGGACGAAGTAGAACTTACGTTCATACTCCAGCACGGCACCAGCGGCGAAAATGGTCTGCACAGCTTCAAAGTTGTGCCGATCATAAATCGCTGGTCGGGCCGTGGTCGGACTCGTCTTTGTATGACGAATCCGCACACGGTACTGACTGGTGCTGTCTCGGAACAAGTACTCAGACGAGTACGCGTCCTGGTTGACCAACTTCAGGGTGATGTCACCACCAGCCTGAGGAAGGACGATCGTATTACCTAACATGGGAGTTACCTCCAATCCTAAACTGATTCCCCCGGCTCAGCGCCGGAGGGCAGCTAAGGACAGGAGTATCGACCACTTGCCGGCATCAAGCACGGCAAGACTAGGAAGGGGAAACGGTATCAAAGGAGCGGTTGGCCACCGCTGCTTGCGTTGATGCCTCAAGTTGTACCAGCCTTGAAAGACTGGCCAAGTTGAGGAACCAACTGGATCAAAGTCATATGTTGTCCGACTTTCGGACGTCCTCATGACGCAGATCCTGCCCCACGTACAGCCTACTGAGTTATTCGTCGCCTGCAACATTGTGCCGACGTTCGAAAACCAGTCGATTAGCCACGACCAGGGGGTTAATTCCCAGGCCGCTTCTAATCCGCCATGTCCTGTAATCCCCAGTGCTACTCTTTTGTTGAACCGATTAAGGTCAGCATCGGAGAGTTTTGGAAGATTACTCCCGGGAAGGAGTTTCCATTCCGCGGATCCCCACGTTTGATGGTGGGAAGTGACACGACGAAAGGCATAGAGGGATGCTCCTTCGCTATGGACCAACTCTCGAGTTGGCCCAGTAGCGACATCCCCTGTACGAAGGTAACACCGTTTCTTAATTGTCTCTCCATCGCGAAGTTTGCGCAATTGTGCGAGCCGCTGATTAGCAGCATCCGCAAATTTGCAAAGTTTGCGAACGTCACTGATCATTGGTTTGACGGCCCACCGCCACGATAGGTTTCCCTTCGCGGCAGCTTTTAATAAGCCGTCACCCCAACCCTTGACCAGAGACGGAAGGTCCTTTAATTCTCCCAGAGCGGCCGGTATGTTCACATGTGAACTACTCGGATTCGTTCGTGCGAGAATCTCCCAAGCATCCTCTTGAAGCTGCGCATTTGATAGCGTGCCAAAGACGATATTTGGGTCCGTGGGACCAACGGAACTATTCCCTATAGGGTAACCATTGAACTCACGTTCAAGGTACCCAGGGGTAGTTCGTTGGCCTCCAAGGAACGGATAGACGTAGTGTCGATGAGAGATATTCAACAGGTTTGCACCTGTTCGATTACCCCAAACATCTTCACATACGTCATACGGACCGATATCCCGACACTTAATTGTGTGACCGACCACGGCACCAGCAGAGTTGTAGTAAGTTAAACTACCACACTGGGTGACGCGGCCATCAACAATACGAGTCGGCATCGGTAGGACCTCAGAAGACAACTTCCTAAGGGTGGACAAAAGCCAAACCGAGAATTAGATCTCAGTACGGGGCCCGCGACAAGCGGGC